TCTCATTCTGTCACGCAGACAGGGCATTTCGTCTATCCCACACCGCCCGACCACATACGAATCGGTGGATCGAGGCTTAGTCGCCTGGTCATACTTCTGCTTGGCCTGGGCGAGAGTGTCCTCGTGCTTCTTGGTTAGGTCTGCGACCTTTTGGTCACGCTCAGCCTGATTGATCTTGTGAGACTTCAGATCCTCGTCGATCCGCGCCTTATCCGCATCGAACTGCCGATTCGACTTGGTCACCGCATCGTCGTAACTCTTCTTCAATGCTGAGGTATCCACGCCCTGACCGCTCTGCTTAGAGCGTTGCGCGTTCTCGTAATCAGCTATCGCACTCACAATGCCAGGAGAATCGTTGGCGCCCAAAGTCTGGAACACATCCGCGATCTGACCCTCGACGAACGCTCCCACCGCACTGCCGAACCGCGACGAGATCGACGTCCCAGAGCTACCGGTCGTCGAACCCGACCCAGCGCCGCCGGTCGCGCCATAGTTGCCGTTGCCCGGCTGGTACACGATCGTGCCATCGGGGCGTGTGACGAACCCGCCCGGATCGGTAGCGCCCGTACCCGTCGTCGGCAGACCGGGGCCGATCGTCAGGAAAGCGTGGTCGGTGAACTGCGGTGAGTCGGCACCGACGGCACCGCCACCCAGCGCGCCGCCGCCGTTGTTGCCGCCCATCTCGATATTCGTGCCATCGGGCAGCGTGCCAGCAGTATGGCCGCCGCCGACGCCGCCGTTGTACCAGCCAAACCGCAAATCACCCGACGAACCCTGCCCGAGGGTGAATCCCATCGATTGAAGCTGCGAGCTCTCTGATGCTGTGGAGAAGCGTCCACCGAACGGGTCGAGACCAACAGCGGCACGAGCGAACGCCGACATAGCCCCAGCGCAGTCGCCCCAGTTCACACCACCCCATACGTACGGCGCACCAGTCAGCGGACGAGACGCGCCCTGACCCTCAGCCAGCTTGCGCAACCCGGCAGCATCCATTCCGCCATTCGCGTACGCCGTCACGCCCAGCTTGTCGACACCCGTCAACGCCATCAGCCGCGACAGAGCGCCGCCCGTCAGTGAGCCCAGCATCCCCGACACCGTGGACGGAAGATTGCCCTGCGGCACCAGCGCATACCCGAACATCTTCGCGACCGCCGCCAGAATGTCCGTCGACCGCGACCGCTTCGAGCCTGCCAGTGGGATGAACGCCTCGCCGCCCGTCTCCGGTTCGGCCCACTGAATCAAGCTGTGCGGCATAGCTTTCTGGAGTACGGCCTGATTCGGGAGCTTGCCGTTCGCGTACTGCTCCATGGCGTTGATGCCGCCATTCGCGTACTGGCGGATCATGCCGTCAGCTCCGGCGCCTGTTGGCACGTTGAGACCGAACTGGTAGGCACCAGGGACGCCGTTCGTACCTGGAACGAGGTTCACTTGAATGTTGGCGTCACGCACACGCGACGTGCTATCGAGCGTCGAGTTCGCAATCGCAGCGTTCTTCAGGAGTTCGTCGATGACGAGTTGCACACTCGGGTTGGTTGTCGAGTTCCGAAGCTCATCGAGCTTCGTCATGCTCACGGCCTGACCATTCAACAGATCCTGAATAATCAAACCCGCCTTGGCGTTTGCCTCGGTGCCTTGCAACTGGGTAAGTGCCGCGCGTGCGGCGTCGTTGTTTGCAGTGAAGGAAAGAGTGTTCAGGTCCAGCGTCGGATTCGCCTTGAGCGCGTTCAGAACACTCATGTTCTGCGTGATCATCTGAATACGCTGCTGCGCCAGGGCATCATTCGCCGTAATCGTGACCGTACCGTTCATCGGCTGCGACACAGTCAGATTCATCCGCTGCAACATAGCCCGCGTATCGTCGGTAACCTGGTCCGCCTGGACCGTCACCGTCTTCTGTGTCGGCACTTCATTCCACGCCTGGGAGATCGAGGCGATGTGCTGAAGAGTTTCGGGTGCACCCTTCAGTGCAACCACGATCTCGATGTCATCAAGCCCCAGCTGGTCAGCCGCCCGACGGATCTGCTCGGTGGTGAGTCCGTACTGTGTGGCCAACTGCGCCAAAGCAACCTGGTTCGCCTGCTGACGCTCGGCGAGATTGGCGCCGCTCGCCGCTGCATCGGCCGTGGCATCGACGATGTCAACGAGCGACTTACACAGCTGTTGACCGTTCGACGTTGCGGTGTTGACGCCAAGCTGTTGATCGAGCAATGCCGCGCCGAATCCTCGGGTTCGATCGATCGCCTCCTGTGTCGACTGGGCGACCTGTTGCAGCACCTCGTTGTGGCGGGCTATCGCATCACCCTCCGTGCGAGCTGGATTCAGTGCATCCATCGCATCCTTGAGGGCCTTCAGCTTGTCGGCTGCTGAGGATGACGAGTCCCCCATCTTCTGCATTGCTTCGCCGAGTTCGGTCACTCCAGGCGTGACACGGCGAGCAAGATCCTGTTGACGATCAAACTCGGCCCGAAGCTGCGAGATCTCCTGCGCCGCCTTGCGTCCGCCATCACCCATCTGGACCAGCTCGTTGAACAGCGAGAGGTATTGGTCGCGAGTGCCGTACATACGCTTGGCGACATCGTCATTGGTCATCCCGAGGTCAGCTATGGCCTTCTGTGCGGCCATAGCCTGCTCGGCAGCCGAATTGTTGGCGCCCTCCGTGTTGAGCGCCAGCTTTGCGATGCCGCCGAAACTCTTCAGCTGGTCCCAGGTGGACTGGTGCTTGTCGGCGGTCGTCTGCAACGTCTTCTGATAGGCCTCAAGCTGTTGCGTAGCAACGGACCACGCATCATCGGACATCTCGCCGCGCGTCTTGATGAGCGCGGACCCGAGTTTCAACTCAGACTGCTCGAGCGCCTTGACCGCGTCGGAGTGCGCCAGTGCCTTCTGTGCGGCCTCCTGGTGTGCAGAGACCCCAAGCATCACGTACGTGGCTGCGGCGGCGAGGGCTATTCCGACTGGTCCACCGAAGACCCCTGCGACCGCGGAACCGGCGTTCTTGAGCATCGCGAGGCCACCCCTGGCGGCGGCACCGGCATTCGCCCCCAACACGCGAACGCCGGCGCCAAATCCAGACATCGCGGGATTCGCCTGCTGCATATAGCCGATCGACGTTCGCCACGCCGAGCCGAATCCGGCAACCGAGGATCGAGCGGTGGCCAGTGCGCTACCCATCGGGGCAAGCGACGTCGTAACCCGACCCATAATCCCAGGGATGGTCTTGAAAAGCAGGAAGGCTCCCGCCAGTGCGGTCACGATCCCCTGATGCGACTGCATCAGATTCCCCAGACCCGAAAGCAAAGGATTTAGTGCGTTCAGCGCGCCCGTCGCTGCCTGGAGCGCGACAAGGAGGATTTGCCAACCCGAAACCCCCAGTGCGGCGGACGCCTGCATGAGCGACGCCCTGATTCCCGAGGTCGCCTGAATCCCGTCCTTCATGGCATCCCAGAGGCCCATCAAGGTCGTCTTGAGTTCGTCGATCGAGCCGGTCTTCTCGAAGGATTCGAGAGCAGCCTTGATCTTCGGTCCCCACTCATCGAAGATCTTCTCGTCGAGCGCAATTGCGAAGTCTTTAACCTTCGGGGTGAGCGTGTTGACCGCGTTAGTCAGGTCAGTGGCACCAGACTTCGCCCGCAGTAGAAATGGTTCCATGCCCGCAGCGGTCAGGCGGTTCATGGCGGTGCGCAGGTTCGCGAGCTTTGCGGGCAGTGTTGCGCCCATCTCCTTCGCGAGGTTGCCGGTCCCGTCGTTGATGGCCTTGACCACCATGTCGAACGAGATCTCACCCTGCTCGCCCATCTTGCGGACCTCGGCGGTCGTCTTGCCGATGGACTTCGCCACCAGGTCATACACGGGCACCCCGCGTTGCGCGAGCTGGAGCGCGTCACCGCCCATCAGCTTGCCCGAGGCCTTGATCTGCATCATGACCAGACCGATATCCTTGGCCGCGGCGCCTGATGCCGCCGAGACATTCACGAGCGCCTTCACGGCGTCATTCATATCCTTGCCGGACTTCACTCCCGCGCCACCAAGCATCGCCGCTGCACCCGCCGCATCCGACAGCGATGTCGACGTGCCAGAAACGATGTCGTTGAGGTCGTTGATCTGACGCTGCGCCTGCGACGCAGTCAGCCCCATGTTGCGGAACTGAATGTTCGCCTTCTCGAGCGTGTTCAGTCGTTCGAAGCCGCCCTTGAGTGCGTCCGAGATGGTGCGCGTGGCCAGCCCAGCAGCCTTGCTGACACCGATACCCAATGCCGTGCCGATCGCCGTCGACATCGCCGACCCCATGCGCTGGCCCGATGCCGAAGCCGCCGACTCCCCCTGATTCAGAGCCGCACGAATACCCGGAGCGATACGGCTCGTCTCCGGCACGATCGACACGTACGCAACGGCAAGTTCGGTCACGCGCACCTCCTTGGGGCATTACGATGTCGGGATGAAACGGACATTCCGCCTGGTTATCGGGCTCGCCGCTGCTATGGCCGCCCTCCTGTCCGGTTGCGGCAGCACTCAGACCGACAAGCCCTCTTCGTCGCAGGTTGCATCTCCGGCGAGCCAGACGAATCCAGGCGAACGGATCTACAAATCCGCCGAGGAACTCGGAGTGGACCTCAGCCGCCACGGCGTTAATTGCGACGTCACGACGACCCAGACGTCCCCGTCCGATGCTGGGAGCTGCACACTTCCAGGCAATGGGGGTGACGGGATAAAGGTTTCCATCACGGTTTGGCCCACCACCGCCAACGCGACTGCTGGTATTGCCGCAGTGAGGAATCACCAGAGCGTGGTGAATCGGATATCAGGAGATCGCACCTATCTCCTGATAGGGGCGAATTGGCTCGTCGACTTCAATCAATTCGGGGTTGCTGCGGCTCAAGTGAAGAACGTTTTTGGCGGGACGGTAGTCACCGTTTCCTGAACCCTGCCGCCACTGCCCGCGCCTCGTCGACTTCGTTGGGCCGGCCGTCGGGTTCGGATGCCACCTGCTCGGATGAATCTTTCGGGCCGTAGATGGCCATCCAGTACATCTTCGGAATGTCATCGGGGCTCTCGAACAGTTGCGACATGGCGAAGTATCGGCGCTCGGATTGCACGGTGGCGATCTCACCGAGGAGCCTGGTGGTCGGATCGTTCCACTGCCAGTTCGGGTCTACCGCGCGATGAAGTTCCATCCGCGGATCAGTGTTCGCGCGACGGACTATGGCACGCAGGTCGGCCCACGCGAACCACGGCTTACCGAGGTCCCGGAGTCGCAACCCGTGTCCGTGGCCGATGCAGTCGTACTCGACGGCCTCCCCGTACTCGGTCAGGAGTCGGTGGAGGCCGAGGATTCCCCCACGGCGATAGAGGGATCGCTGAGCTGCTGCTTGATCCACTCGACCATTCCGTCGGGGATCTTGTCCATAAGCGCCCGGTAATCGGCGGTCGACACATACGGCTTGAGCCAGCGCAGGGTGACCTCGCGTTGCTGGAATCCGTCGAGCAGCTCTTCGACGCCCTCAGGCTTCGGGTCCTGGTCGGCTTCGGGCTTGGTGGAGTTCTCGGCGATCCAGTTCATCCACTTCGCCTCGGCCTCACCGTAAGGGGTCAGCCACTCCCGGTACTTCTTTACCTCGGGGCCTGGCATCCAGTTGATGCGCGGCAGCTCGACGAGGATCGGTTGTTCGCGGCCGGGGACCGGGATGGCGAGCTTGCAAATGTTCTCGTCGACGGGCGGGGCCGAATAGCCTTCGGGGACAGACATGATGGTCAGGAGCCTTTCGTGATGGAAGGGGTTCAGTCAGGAGCGAAGCCTGGCCCGGCGAGGCCACAGCTCCTGACCAAAGGGGTGGAAGACACCCGCCGGGCCAGGACTAAGACCTACGAGGTGGGTACGCCGTCGATATCGCCGTACTCCTCGACGTAGTTGCCGGCAGCGTTGCGGAAAGCCTTGATCGTCAGCTCGAGACCCATCGCATCCTGCGACTCGGCCTTGAACTCGGCGATCTCCGACACGCGGCCCTTCTCGATGACCCACGTCTTGTACTTGTTGCCGTACTTGCAGGCGAACACGTGCGCGCCGATCGGAAGCTGCGCCGAGTTGTGCTTGACGTGGTACCGGGCGCCCTTGGTGGCGGTCGCCGGAGTGACGGTCACATTGGCGTCGCCGAAAGCGGTCTTCTTCACCTCGGCGCTGTCGACGTCGAGCAACTTGATCTTGAAGGTGCCGTTGTACTCGGTCTGGATGTCGATGTAGAGGCCGCCGTCGAAGTCCTGCACATCGTTCGAGGTGCGGGTGATGCCGACCGACAGACCATCCTTGGCTGCGGTGCCCTGATCTTTCAGCGATGCATTGACATCACTGGCCTCTTCGACCGGCTCGGTTGGCAAGGTTGCGCCGAGCGGACCTCGCCAGTACACACCGCCATCGATCGACTGTGCCACGAAGGCGTGTTGAACGTTTCCCATGATGGGTGCCCCTTTCAGGCGTCTCGGTCAGGAGCTGTGAAAGGGTGATATTCAGTTGAAACTCAGATACGCAGCACGAAAAGCGTTCCCGTGAACTGGAATCGGGAATGCTTCGGGTACTGCGGGTTCTCGTAGTCGACGAGTCCGCCGGGTTCCCAATCAGACACCCATAATCCTGCCCAGGGGCCACCGCTAGCGGCGACCTCGAAAGCGTCGAGCAGCGCCGTCGCATCCGCCTCAGCCTGTGGACCATCCGGGGCGCCGGCGGCTGTGGAGGCGTAGCACTCGACCAGGATCAACGCCCGATCGATGTACCGGTCACGCGGACCGCCAGCCCGAGAGATCCGCACAAACCGCGGCGGCGCCGAGGTAACGCGTTGCGACACCGGCACGCCCGGCAACCCGGAGACGGCAACCGCGCGAGCTGCCGCCACCACTGAACGGGCCACTATCCCGACCCGAGCGCCCTGATGAGGGTGTTGTGTCGGGCGTTGTCGATCATCGCCTTAGCATCACCGGTGACCACTGTGACGCGGTGGCGTCCCTGTGGTCGAGCAACGCCTGGGCGAGAACCCATCACGTAGGTGCCCTTTCCTTTCGCGTTCGCCGTCGCCGCGACTCGCTCACCATGCTTCTCGAGCTCGCCCACGATCTCCGATGTGCGTCCGTAGCGAATGTTCTTGAACTCCTCGGTGTTCCAGTCGATTCTCACGGATTCACCGCCTTCAGATTGATCACCCCGCCCGGATTCCAGCCGAACGGATTGTGGTCGTACATCTCCGTGCCGCCGATGACCTCATACTCTTCACCTTCGAGCACCATGCGGTCGCGCGGTGAGCACTCGAACCCTGGCGGCACCAGCAACTCGATCTCCACCACGTCGCGGTCATGCCCAGCCAACTTCGGCTCCGAGGTCACTGGCGTGCCCCACCCGTAGACAGGTTTGTCGACGGGATCAGCCCACCCGGACACCGTGTTACCCCAGTCATCCTCGGCGCCGGCCGAATAGATGCGGTGGCCGACAGTGAACAGGAGGGGGAACTCAGCCACAGTCGGTTTCCCATAGGGGGTACTCGAAATTGGTGAGGTTCGCGCCACACGAGCACGAGTCCCCACCCAGTCCGATCGAGCACCAGACGGAGTGTCCGCGGCGGCCCGACGGTGCAGTGTCGAGTGCGAACACTTCCGACGAGGTCTTGCACATCGTCTGAAGTTGAGTGATCTCCGACGGCCAGAACAGGTTGTTGCGCCGCGTATTCGAGTCAATCACCTGCTGGTAGGGGCCAGCCTGTTTCGTTGTGATCGCCCCGGTACCGGCGTCGTTCCACCGGAGGATCGCGCCCCGGATTACCGCTTTCGCGGCATCCGGGTACGCGAAATCGTCCTCGGTGATGCACGGCGCCAGCAGCTTCGCCATCCCCAACGCGTCCACGATCATCGCCTGAGCTTTGGCCGGCTCGATCGTTGCGAACGGCGCGAGATCGTCAGTCGTGATCGTGACCGCTGGCATCCTCGTCAGCCTTCTTGGTGGGGCGGCGTGCGGGCTTCGGCTTGTCTGCCGACTCCCATGCGCCGCCCAGCATCGTGTTGCCGAGTTCGTCGTCGACGTTCACGACTGCACCGTTGCCAGTGTGGCGGAGACGCATCACGCCACCAGATCCTCGATGACCGCGAACTGGTCGGCGAAGACGTACCAGCCGTACACGATCTCCGTGCGGAACAGGATCTCGTTGTGGCCGGCGAGGTCGCGGCCCGCGTTGTCCGGGTCGCCGAACTCAAGCATCCGGAAGGGGAACGACTTCTGGACGCCCCAGCGGATACCGCCCTGGAAGTTGCCGAGAATCGCGCGGACCTTGTTGTCGGTGGTGTCGCCGTCGGTCGGCTTACCCGACACGGTCGTCGACACCGACGCGTTCACTCCCTCGAACGAGGAAATGCCCGCGCCGAGGCCGAGTTCCGGGTACTTCTTGCGGCCGTCGGTGTAGCGGGCCGTCGACAGCGTCCACGCATACTTCGGGTCGAATGCGACGCCGTTGACCGAGTATCCGGCGCCGATGACTAGGCCGGCTGCGGTCTCGAAGTCGATGTCGGCGTTCGCCCCAGCCTCGACCCGCTTGGTGGTCGTGTTGAGGTAGTTCGACCACCCGGTGATGGCGGTGCCGGTGCGCGGATTCAGCCGGTAGTACAGGCCGAGGTCGAGGCCGCGGGAGATGGCGCGCGCGCACTTCTCCTGGTACTTGCTGAGAATCCCGAGCTGGTAGTCCTCGTCCTCCCACTTGAACTCGTCCGAGGTGCGCATCTGCACGACGGCCTTGTGTGGGACGGCGGTGACGCGACCTGGCTTGGCATCGTCGCTGCCCTTGGCGGCGGATTCCTCGACGAACTCTGCGGTGAGGTCGTCGTCGAAGGTGATGATCTCGGTCTTGCCGAAACGCATCGGCTCCTGGCCCGAGAGCGCCGAGACGGTGGAACCCGTCTTGGACTTCTCGACGATGCCGGAAGCGATGTTCGTCGGCAGGAAGAGATCGGTGCTCTGGAGCACGGCCATGATCTATCTCCTTGTGACTATTGCCCCCGCCCGGTCAGCGCGGCAAGGAACTCCTTGGTGCTGTCGGGCTTGGGACGCGGGTTGTAGCCCTCACGAGATACGTGGGGCTGGTTCTTCTTTCGTTCCTCTTCGCGAGCCGCCAGCCGTTCCGCCTGCGCCGTGAGGGTTTCCTCGTCGGTGCCGGTCAAAAACAGTTCGGCGTCGGACGGTTCCCCGTTCTCGCCGCGCTTGGTGCTGATCCCGTAATCCCCAGCCACGCGGAGACGCAGCGAATTCGCCTGCGACTGCGCGTTCTGCTTTTCGAGGTCGGCAATCCGTTCGTCGGCGGTCTTCTTGGCCGCCGCGGTCGCCTTCAGGTCGTCGTAGTCGGCGTACTTCTGGGAAGCCTTGCGGCGCTCCTCGGTGCGCGTCCTGCCGATGATCTGATCCACCTCGTCCTGGGTGAAGGTTTTCGGCTCGTCGCCGTCAGGCTCGCCACCTTCGCCGCCGTCACCACTGGGGTGCCCTCCACCCTCGGAGCCGCCGAGAACCGGCCAGATCGGGCCCTTGCGGGTGTATCCGATCGCCCGCATCCCGGTCAGCGGATGAATAGGCAGGGTGTTGTCGCTCATTAGAACTCCCGTTTCTGTCCCGTCGGACATCGGCCGGCATTGGGGCGCTGCCGTGGGCGCTTATCCCCAGAGGGGGGTCTTCTATTGGTTCGCCGAGATCCACGCGTTCACGCGGGCTCGATCGGCGTCGGTGATGGTGCGGTCGCTCACTTCGTATGGCTTCACCGGCACAGGCCGGCCGCCGAACGCGGGGACCGCAACGCACTTGCAGTTGTCGTGGGCACCGAAGTTGACCGACTTGCGGGTGTATACGGCGCCCCGGCCGATCAGCATGCGGCAGAAGTTGCACTCGCCGCGGCCCTGGCGCTGCCATCCGTGAGCCTGGGGGTCGCCGTAGGTAGCTGAGGTCATCGTGTCGCGGCTTGCGATCATTACTCGCTTGATCAGTCCGCCTGCGATCTGGGCGAGCGCGGTGTCCCAGTTGATTTGCGCCAGCTGCGATCCCCACCCGGCGAGCGCCTGCGCACCGAGGTCCGGTGAGGCGAGATCGGCGGCATAGGTGCCGCGCACATTCAGGTCGGCGCGGTACTCGTCGTACCACTCGGCCGTCACTGCCGCGGATGCGTCGCCGTACTGGCCAACGAGTGCCGGTAAGACATCCATCAGGCTGTCACGCACCGTTACCCGATCTAGCTGAGCCCACAGGAGCGCCAGATCGCGCTCCGCGTTGTCACTCAGCTGGACGATCAGGCTGTGAAGTTCCGTCGCCGTTGCCATCGTTTACCTGCTGCGTCGGGACCGACTGAGCACGCAACTTGTCCAGTAGCGAACCTCCGGCCGCCTTGCGCTTATCAGCCAGGGCCCGCCGAATCTGCTGACCGTCCATCCCGATCAACTCCAGACCCACCTCAGTCTCCGCAAGCCACGGAACTGAAGCAATCTGCTTCGTGCCCGCGTCGGCCGCTTCGGCGCGAGACTGGAACAACGGAGACCGCCAACGAGTTTCCATCGTCGCCCACTCCGGGGGGACCGATTTCATTCCGTTCTGGATCGCCAGCCCGCGGGCTACTGCCCGGCGGATCGGCAGCGACCAGTCATCGGTCGCCCCCTCGGCCTCGGCAATAAGATCCTCCCGCGACTCCGCATAAGCGTCCGCGCTCGTCGGATTGCTGTAGTCGGTGATCGCCAGCGCCGAATCGGGCAGCCCCGACTCACGGGCGAACAGCTTCGCGTAGGCGTTCAGAGCAGCCAAGTGTGGCGCCGGCGACTGCGCGGGGAACTGCTTCACATCCGCGCGCGCCAGTTCGGGCAATGCCTCGTCGTCATCGGGGACGCCCTTGATACGCCCCAGCATGACTCGCCAATCAGCCTTCGGTGTCCCATCAGGATTCTTGAAAATCGTGGAGTCGGCGCCCAGCATCCACATCTCGGGGAAGCTGTAGACATCCATGTGGCCCTCGAGCCGGACCACCGCCGATGTTGCCCGATCCTGCAACGACATCAGCGGTCGAGAGATCCGCGACGCCCCGAAATCACGAGTCCACGGCTTGAAACCCATCGGCTCCACCGGAATACCCCACACGTGAGCAGACCGGGACACCTGCCATACGCCGTCTTTCCAACACTCCACCACCAGGCCCGGCAGATACAGGGCAACGCCGTTCGGGTTGCCGTCATCGTCGAGCGAAGTGATCGACAGGAAGTCCTCGAGGCGACGTGCGCGCGCATTCCACGTCCCCGTACCCGACAACGCATCCTTGGTGTGGATCAGCGACTTCGGCTCACCCTCACCGCCGACGGTGTTGATGATCCACGACACCCCGTGAAGCAGCGAATTGACCTGGCCGCCCTTCACTGTGGGCCGCAGATGATTGTTGTCGACGAGCTCGGTATACCCCAGCGACTCAAGATCGCCACCAGGCCACTCGATCGTCTCCAGCGTGCATCGCCGCAGCAGTGCGTCGACAGCCTTGGCCGTCCACCCAAGCACAATCCCCAGGCTGTAATAGACCGGCGGCACAACAGGAGTTAACTGACGAATCGCGCGCTTCCCGTCGTAATACGACGACCGCAACAGATTCCGCAGCTCCTTCTCCTTCAGCTGTGTATACAGCCGGGACACCGTACGCTGCTCGTCATCAGTCAGGCCAGGAATGGCGAGGGTGTCGTTCACGATACGGTCGCCCTCCTCTCGCCAACCTGCCGCCGCGGTCTCGTCTTTGCCGCCCCAGCCAACGCCAGCGCGATCCCCATGGCCGCCGCGTTCTGCGTCGACGTCTTCAAGTCGAATGTCCATGCCGCGCCATCACGGCCGAGCTTCTTGCGCGCCCCAGCGATCGAATCAGCCAGTGCGACTTGATCTGCGTGAGTCAACCAACCAGCCTTGCAGCCAGCCACCAACAGCTCACAGCCACGACCAACGTCACCCGAACTCGCCGACTTCACATTCACCCGCTTTGCCTGCAACATCGGCAACAATGGCGCAGCGGCACCATAGTTCGGCACCAACACCGGAATCCGACGCCGAGCAGCAGCCGCCACCCAATCAGCCACCAGATCCAGCCGAAGATGCGCGAACACCTCCTCGACATGCCGATCCTCGTCATCAGCCCAACAGCCAATCACCGAGAACTGGCCGTCATGCGCGGCGACACCAAGCGAGGCAGGCGCAGTGCCGTCGGGAGGGCCGAGATTGGTCAGGCCACGCCATCGGGTTGGCGTCACAATCGCCTGCGCCCCCTCGTCCCAGACGCCCAGAGCCTCACGGCGCCAGGAATCCTCGTTACGCAGCTTCTTCCTTAGACGCAGCATTGCGCGCTCTGAGGTTCGATGCGGGAACGAAGGGTTCGCCTTGCGCCACTGCGCTCGGTCCATCGGGTCACAGCCACGATCCGCCGACATCTCGATATACAGCGTGCCTTCCGACTCGCCTGCGATCGCCTCGTCACGCATCAACGTGAAGAACTCGCCTTTATCCTGCGGCCTCGGCGGCGTCCCCATGACAAAACACAGCGGATTCGAAGCCACGTTCTGGGCGGCGCCCATATTCTCGAGAGCCTGCAACGAAAGATGCTGCCCCTCATCGAACACCAGCACATCAACGTCTGTGCGGCCGCGACCAAACCCCGAATCCCTCGCCCCGAACTCGATCTTTGAGCCATTGTGGAACTCGATCGCCTCGTCGCCCTTGCCCTGTGGCGTCGCCGCGATGTGCGGCTTCAGTTGCGGCCCTTGCGACATGTCGTAGAACTTCTCGAACGTCTCCAGCGCCGTGTCCTTGACCTGGGCGGTCCAGATCACCTTCAAGCCCGGCTTCATTAGACACAGGGCGAAGATGATGCAGCCGATCAGGTAAGTCTTGCCAACCTGGCGCGGAATGCTGATGACGATATGGTCAGCGGCATATTCGCCATCCGATCGCAGCGACAGAGCGAGCATTGATGCGCCGTCCTGCCATCCATCGAAGTCCCATCCGAGGTTCCGGCACGTGCGGCGCACCGAAGGCCACTCACTGGCGACAATCCCCTCTGGGACAACGACATGCCGTGCGACCTCTGACAGTGGTCGGCGATTAGTAGCCGGAAGCGTCCCAGGACTCGGACTCAAGGGGAACCACGATCGACGTATCCTTCGCCAACACCGACTGTCGAGACTCCTCCTCTGCGATCAGCCTGTTCAGCTTGTTCAGTTCGTTGCTGTACTGCGGGCGCGTATTCTCCGAGGCCTCCGAGAGCGACTTCGCAATGATTCGTCGCTGCGCCTTCATGATCGCCAAAACGTCCCCCGACTCCACCGCCTCGAGCAAGGTCGGCGCGGCGAGGGGCTTGGCTGGCTCCAGCTTCTCGTCGGGAGCCACGGCGCGTAGATGGTCTGCCATTGCCGGACTCCTTTCGGGCCAGGGGGGAGGGGGGTCTTCGGGGGGAGGATTGCCTATGCCTTGGGTGGCGCTGAACTGCGGCGATGGGGGTACCTCCCCCACCCCCTCACCAGGTGCGGGTGGTCTCGAACACTCGTGCACCCCCGGCGGGGGTCAGTTCCTCGGGGAGGTGGTCACTCTTGGTCCGGTTGCACCCTCTGTGCGCGGCTTGCTTGTTGTCGAGGGTGTCGGGTCCGCCGGCGTTGATGGGCACGATGTGGTCGACGACGTAGGCGGCGGGGTCGAGGTGGTCGGTGATGTCGTAGTCGATGGGTTGGTGGCAGATGCCGCAGGGTGGTTTGCCGCGGGCGATGATCTTGCGGTGGCGATCTCGGATGGTCGTGTTGCGGCCGGTGCTCATTCGGCCTCCTCCACATACGACTCATCCCCGGCACCTGTTGGTGTCCGGGGATGGTGTTTGTTGATTAGGACGGATGGTTTGCCAGTTCACCGCCCTAGCGGGCTCAGCTTAGCACGGCCCTCTGGTCAAGCGCCGTCTCCGTGAAAGTACTTCCAGTCCTCGACGTTTCTCCACTCATCTTCGCGGGCATATTTGTCTTGCAGCCACTCATGGCGTTGGCGCTGATAATCGGCGGGATTGACGGCCCGCAGGTCGAGCCAACGAGCACACTGTGGGCATACATCCTCGCCCTCGGTGTCGAACGGCAGCGGCAGGATTACCCGAACCGACCGGTCACAGAGCGCAACGTACTGGAAGGAATACTCGGCGAAGATGGGGTCGCGCATCGAATCAAGCTGCCGCAGGCTTCGGGGACGGTAGTGTCCAGTCTTCTCCATGTCGACGGCATGCACGAAGTCGGGGTTCTCTGGCAGGACCGGGACCATGCTGTGGTCCACGGGGTCACGCTGAAGGTCATAGCGACGGAAGGCGGCCTTGGTGTCGGGGATTTTCATGATGCTTTCCCTCGCTGTCGTTCCTGGGACCTCTGGAGCAATTCTAGTGCGTCGCTGAGGCGATAGAGGTCGCCGTCCGCGGTGGAGGACACGACGCTGAGCTTGTTGCGGCGTACCCAGTTCCGGACTCGTTCGAAGGGCACCTTCGTGCCGGTGATGATGCTCAGCGCGGAGGATAGTTCGTGGCTGAGGTAAAGTCGGTCAGCGACCGCCCGGTTGGTTTGTTCTCGAACCTTCTCGACATCGGAACGCATTCCGCACAGCGAACAGGCCAACGTCGTTGCCCCGGGTCGCACATACAGTCCGTCGCAGCGCACAGTCTTGCTCGGTGATTGGCACGGGCCGATGAACTCGGAGTCTCGAGGACGGTCGATCGCGCGGAGAGCCCGACGTAGCGCTTCAGTGATTTCTCGGTCCGCTCGTCCCGCTTCGGGCATGACTGCGAGATCGACAAGGTGACGGTCGAGCCAGGTGGCGTATTGGCTGGTCGTCAGATTTCCGGGCCATGGCCGTTCGCGCTGGGTGCAAATGAGGTCGACCCAGCGGGCCAGCGTGTCGTGTAGGTGCGTCGCAATGCTGGAGGCGTGTTCATTGAAGGTCAGCGGCTGTTCGTCGGAGGTGGGTTTCACCTCCGACTGTCCGCCATGTTCGACCTGCCGGCACACTGCGTCGTCGAGGTCTCTGCACACCCAACTACGCAGGGCGCGAAGCTGCGTGGACAGCTGTTGAATCTCGTTGCGTGACAGGTAGAGATCATCGGACATATGACTCTCCCTCTTTCGCTTGTGTGCGAATCCTGGTGACTGTGCGCTGAGCGATACCGAGCCGGCGGGCGATCATCGCAGCGCTGAGTCCGCGATCGGTGAGCTTGCCGATCAGCACGTCTCGTTCGGCGCGGGTTGTGCTCAGCAATCGGTCGCCGGCCAGTATCCGCTCAATGACGACCGAGTCGACCTCGTCCGGCTCACGCTCGGCTGGTCCTCGTCGGCCGCTGTAGTTCAACGGGTTTCCCTTGCCAGTGCCCTTGGCGGGTCCGTGGGCATCCACCCGAACGCATGCATCGAGGACGTCTGACTCCAGCGCCACCGACAGCATTGCCCTGGTGGTTTCGCCGCCGTCACGCCACAAGCGACCGATCAGTCGCGTGGGCACCGACAGTCGCGTGGTCTTACCTGTGAGGATGCGGTAGGACTTCATGTAGCTGGAATCACTCATCGTTGGAGCCACCTGGCCGCAGTGCGGTGTCGAGGGACATTCCCCATGAGCGGTCCCGCACGCATATGTCCTCACCTCCATCAAAGAAGGCATTGGTAGAGGCGTAAGGCTGCCCCTCCGGGTCGGTGGCGTCGTCATCCACGGTCACCGACCATGCGCCAGCGCGGCCCAGATTGATATCCCTCTTCGCCTTGACATATTTGAACGCCCCGACGTCGTCAGTCTTGTCTCGCCAGTCGGGTAGCAGCCATCCACGCGCCTCGCCGTACTCAATCCAATAGCGAATATGGATGGGCGCGAGAGCGACTCGCCTCAGGGCTTCGGCCTCCGGATCATCGCGCCACGGTGGAACCGGATAGGTCGGATTGCGTAGGCCCCAACAGAACAAGCGCAGCCTCGGATGGACTCGCCACCACTTGCCGATCGAATTCATCATCGCCTGTCCTCCGCATAGGAACCCAGTTCTAGCCACCTGGCGAGTCGGTCTCGAAGTTGCTCAGCTCCCGCACGTGTAAGGACCACGGTCGCGCCCGGCCGCACCATCGGGCGGCCATGGTCTTCTATCCACGAAGCGATGTCGAGTCGCAAGTATGGGGCCGATGGAAAGTCGTCATGCTCGACGTTCTCGGTTCCAGTTCGCCGAACGAATCCCGGAATGTAGGCGAGGATAATCTCGGCCGGTTTGTCGCTGGGGGAAGGAAAGATTCCAGAGTGCTCATAACTGAGCGCATCCCGGGAGTAGTGCTGATCATCGTCGCAACCGACACTCCACGCTGATACCCAGACACTCATGGCAGGCTCACGAGGTTCGGCTTGGCCGGCAGAAACTCCACACGCATCCGGCACGCGAGATCGTTGACGTAGAGCCGGTAGCCGCCGCGGTCTGGTTGGCCCGGGTCGACCGGTAGCCGGGATTCGTACTCGAGCCGTTCTTCCATTGTCGTCGGGGCTGCGGGCCACAGTTGGCTGTGAACGAGCCCGACCTCGATTTCGATCTCGCTGCTGACGGGGCGCCCATCGGAGTAGTGAGTGAAGGCCCGCAGGGCGGTCTTCAGCGGCGGCAAGTACTCACAGATCAGCTCGAGTTCTCCGTACTCGTCGGAGTAGATGTCGTGTGCGCTGAGCGCGTCCACGGCCCAGTCGGTAACACTCGCGAACCGGCGTGAGGCCTCGATGAGTCGGTCGGTCGCGAGGTTGGGTGAGGTGGTGGTCATGCGGTTACTCCCTACGTTGGTTGTGCGGGTTGGCTTGTCGAGCTCTGAGGGGTTAGACGTATCCACGGCGTTTGGCCTCCTGGTAGTAGTCGGGGTCGCCGTTGCCCCAGGGCATGGTGATCGAGTGCTGCAATGTGCGCGGCCACATGCGGTCTTCGCGGCCTCCGCGCCAAGGCGCCAGCTCGACCCGACTGGGATGTTCTTCCTTCTCCTGCCCGAGCGCCGGACGTAATCCGTACCCAAATTCGGGCCACCGCAGGAACAACGACGACCCGGTCGGTCGCAGGGCACGTTGTGCCCCGGCCTGCCCATGCGCGACGTGCGCCTCGGCGACGACGGCGAATTGGTACTTCACCCGTAGTCGATCGATCGCGTCGGTGAGTTCCTTCGCGGCCTGCTCGTCGCGGGTATCGAGCCGGTGTAGCCGATACAGCGGGCCCATCGCTACGAATTGCGGCTGGGTGGCAGCGATCGCCCGTTCAATGCTGCGGATCACCCGGGATTCGTTGAGCGCGATACCTTCCGGTCGGATCACGAACCGGACCTTCTCCCCCCAATCCGGAACCGCCGAACCCACTTTGGCGCATTGCTTTTCGATGATGTCGCGAATGTGGCGATACCGACGGGCGGTCTGCCGCTCCGAGTTCTCAGCATCGATCACCAACACCTGTGCATGATCAGCAACCGGCACCCCGAGGAACGGATGCAAGCCGGCGGCAATGCACATGACCAGCTGCGCCACCAGATACGACTTGCCGGTGCCTTCGAAACCGGTGATCACCAACCGGTCAGTCACCTCCAGCAAGTCCGGAATCAACCAGCGGTGCTCAAACTTCTTGTCCAGCAGCTCATTGAGGCTCATCGGCCGATCCGCCTCGGTCGGCTCATGCCCGACCCCGAGGGCCTGAAGGTCCTCGACAGCGCGCGCGACCCCCTGCTCGAGCACCGTCGGATCGTCCAGCCGTAGCGATTCGTTGACCATCTGGCCCAACCGCTGCACCGTCGCGTGCGCCTGCCGCGCGGTGTGCAGCGAGGTGAGCCGATCGAGGTAGAAGCTGACCGCGTAGTCGTCTCCCTTCCCAATGAGGTCCATCACGGAGCGGTCCACCGCAGTCGCCTGCTCGCGACTTACTGCCCCCTGACTGGCCCGTCTGGCGACTGTCGCATGGTCCAGAGGGTCACTGCCTGAGGCGAGCTGTTTGATCGCGTCGTGCACCAGCCGGAGGGTGGGAACGGTAAACACGCTGCTCTCAAGCGCTACGACCGCCGGGACAACCTGCTTCTGCGCCAGTGCTGCGGCGAGCACCGCGGTCTCAGCGGCCGGGTCGGAGAAGTCGCTCACCGGGCCCACCGCTCGACGATCCGGCGCACACGCCCGGCAAGCCACTCGTTCTTGAGTTGCTGAGCCTCGACGTAGGCGCTGCACCGCAGTCCGCCAAGGTTCGGGAACTCCGTTGCCGGCAGCCACAGCTCCCCGCATTCGGCGCACCGGCCGTGGACATCTGGGCGGTGAGCCTCCGCGACGTACTCGCACAAAGTGGCCAGATCGAGGTCGTCCTCGGACTCGGCCTCATGCCAGATGACCTGCGCCGCATAACCCAACCCCGACGCCTGAGCCCAGCCGTCACGTTCGGCGCACGCCGGGCACGAGGCGAGCGTGCCTGAATGCCCTACAGCGATCGTCATCGTTCGCAGAATCCCTTCGGCAATTGCCCGCTGGCATCGCGGACTACGCCCGGATAGTCGATGAAGTCGCGGCCCTCGACCGCCGGACCGTCACCAACCCGGATCGGACCGAACTTGCCGTCGAGGCACTGATCTATGACCTGGCGGGTGATGGGCTTGCCCAGCCCGTGCACCGCGACGCATGCCGCCTCAACCCGCTGCGGATCGGAACCCCGCTCGTGGATCGCCCACTTCACCACGCCTCGCAGACCCATGAAGTTCACGGCCTTGCCCAACCTCTCGTAGACCGAGTCGGCGACCTGCTGCTCGATCGTTTTCGGCTTGGCCGCGCCCTTGGGCGCAGTTTTCGGCTTTTGCGGTTCTTTCTCAACCACAGCGGTAGGCGACTCAACCGCAACCGCAACCGCAAACCGGGGGTCTACGAGGGGGTCTCGCTGAGGGTCTGCGAGAGGGTCTGGGCGACCTGGGCTTTTACGACCCTCTCGGTGAGGGTCTGGCAGAGGGCCTACGTGACCCTCTTGAGACGGTCTGGCAGAGGGTCGCGAGGGGGTCGGCGGCGCGTAGTCGATCCGCCCCATTTCTTCGGTCCACTCGGGTAGCTTCGTCATGATCTGGGACACCATTTCGGGGAGTTGCTCACGGAGCCGCTTCGCCTGTGGGCCGTCACCTTTCACGTCCGGCAGCTCAATCCGCGCAACCTCGTCACGCAGGACTGCCCGCAGCTTGGCGGATTCAGTCTGCAATGCCTTACGGAGGGCGCCAACGAGGACTGTAGGCTTCGAGTCGACGCCGTCTGAACGCATCATCGTGCGGAGCAGGACTTCGCCGGTGTCCAGATCGAGGAACACATAGCGGTCGGCCTCGAGGCGCGCGAACGCCGCTAAGAGCTCATCCTCAGACGGCTCGATGTCGGTATCGCGCATAGCCTTCGCTAGCCGTCGGAGGTTCAGCGGTGCGACGCCGGCCTGATTGAACGACGGTTGGTCGATCAAGACGCCGTAGAGCATCTTGTCGAACCGTGGTCGGTTGAGGAAGTCGTCGTCCGACCACATGCCGAACTGGTGCTTGCCGAATTCACGCGCCATGGCGCATCCCTCCGTCGGTGCGCCTCCAGGCAGCCCATGTGCGTCGGCGCGAGGTGTTCAGCCTCTTGGTCACCAGTTGTCGTCTCGCGGTGAGTTCCGCGGCATCATCGCGGTCACAAGCAATAAGTCGATCCAGCGTTAAGCACTCCTGGACCCAGCGCACCTCGTCGGCAGTCAGCGGTGGACCCGCCGTCACCGTCAGCACTGCGGCTCCTCGATGGTCCGTCGCTGCCCATCCTCGGCCACGAACACCAGGCCCACGCCCTCCTGACGGGCGTAGTAACGCAGTGCGTCCCAAATGTCGGGGTCGTCTTCGGTTCCGGTGAGGCGAGCGAACTCTCGCGTCCGGGCTCGGCCGTTGGCGGCGACGACCGCCGGCAGTTTGAACGCCGTGGTGCCGTCGTCCCTCTTCGTTGCATACGACCGCAGAGCATCCACGCTGATACCGAAGAGAAGCGCGGCCGCGACCTCATTGAGAGTTGGCTCCCCGTCATGCATGACGATCTCGGCAACCTCAGGCATGGCCACCACCGAGCCCCGCCTCGGCGTCCGCCGCCGCGCGCCGCAGGCCGGGCCGAAGATCTACTCCCGCCGCGGCCACAGCATCCAGTGTGGGCGCCAGAATGCACCTGACCATCAGCGACAGGGCGGCTGCCGCCAGGTAGCCGAAGTATTGCGGATCGTGCTGTGAGACCCACGTATTCGCGACCGCGTCAGTAGCGTCGTCATCGCCAGCGCTCGCTGCGAGCTGATACATCAGCCGAGTCGCATCTGCCTGAAGGGCGCCCAGCTGAATGTGGGACTCGGGCACACCGTCAGGGCCGGTGACGAAGAACTCGCTCGGCGGGTTGTGCGGGTCGAAACTGTCGGTCATAGGTGTAGCCCTTCAGTAGTCAGGAAGTGTTGTGCGGCAGTGAGAACCGCGATGATGTCGGCGAGGCGCGGCCAGTCGTTGCGATAGAGTTGCAGATCAGCCATACCGGCACCCTCGTCGATCCAGTTCGCGTCGAGCTCGTACGTCGACTCCACCGAGTCGTGGCCGCGCCAGTCGTATCGCCGAACCTCCGCCTCGGCGTCGCCCTGAATGAACTGTGCGATGGTCGTGAAGGTGCCGTCGTCGAACCCGAGATCTGCGGTCGCCTCAAGGGGACTGCGCGGTGGTCCGGTGATCTGGTTCGTGAGTGGGGTAATCACTTGCCCTCCACGAGATCCGCGTGGAAGATCAGCAGTTCAGCTATCTCCCGTGCCTCATCGACGGTGAGGTCGAAGCTCGTATCGATCCCCGGATGACGCCCCTCCGCGTCGACGCGCAGTGTCACGCAGGGATTCTGGCGCCATCCCCGCCTCGCCGAGACACCGATCTCGGTGGTGTAGAAGTACTCACCCTCCAGGCGGACATCCTCGAGTTCGAGCGGCACAGAGCTGATTTCGCTCTCGCACCATTGATCGACTCGCGAATTCTCGTCGACGTGGCCAGTCCCCTCGGAGCACCACGACACACACCGCACCGCGGGGATCTGAGTTGGAGGCGTGACGGCATGCGCTCTCACCGGTCCACCCCCAACTCAGTGAGGAAGGCGGAGTTCTCCGCAAGATCCCGCAACGACGCCGTGCCTGCCAGCAGCAGCAAGTGACCCAGAGCGACCGCCGTCTGCGGCTCCATCTCCAGTGCGGGCACACTCGGCCCGAGATTGAGCCGGATGACGTAATCGAGCTCCGGGCGGGGGAACCCGACCTCGTTGTTCGCGAACCGCTCCACACTGAGGGTGCCCCACCGGCTGGGTTCACCGTCGACCTTCAATCCGTCGATGAACCCGGTATCGGCACGGTGGACGAAGTCATGCTCGTTGGAATCGGCAAAGCACGGGAGCGGTGGAAAGGCGAGCTCCTGCCTGAATTCGTCGACCTGCCACTGGTGCATCACTGCCCCTCCGGACGGACGGCGGACAGGGCGTCGATCAGCGCCTCGGTGTGCTGGTCATAGGCGGTTACACGAGCCGGGTTGTGAAGATCGGCAACCACCTTGGCCATCAGGTCAAGCAGGCGCTCGCGCCGCCGGATCATCCGGACATGGTTCAGCATACGCAGGCAGTTCGTACAGTCCATCGACCGCCACTCACCGTGATCATCGGGGTCGTAGCCTCGCCCGTCGAGCGTGTCTCCCTCCGGGCCCACTGGTCCGGCTGCGGCCATGGTGATCTCAGACTCGGCCGGCAGCATCACCAGTTCGCCGCAGTACACACGGATAGTGGACTCGCCCCGCTCCCGGGCAGTGGTTGCTCTGGTGACCGACCACCAGTGCCGCAAGTTCGGGTTGACCGTGAACCCATTGCGATAGCGATCCATCAGCGAGTGATTCTGTGCGCCTTCCTCGGTGGGCATTCCCAGCGATGCGGCGGCAATTTGCTCGTCGTGGTCACTGCCCGTGACGAGCGCGTGCACGGTGATCCTCTGGCACTCAGCACACTTGAGCCGCGCAGTCTCATCGCGGGTATCACGACCACGAGGCTGCACGACACGACGGACCGACGCGCAGGTGCCACACAGTGCCAACATGAGACGCCGGTTCGTCTCTCGCGCGCACTTCAGATCATCGAGCGTGGGTGTGGTCATCGGTTCACCTCCGCAATCTCGATAGGACCTCTTCCAATACGAGGGTTTGCTGATACACTCATTCCCAGTTCCCTCCTCAGGGATTCCGACAGGCCCTCGGTCAGTCCGCCAAGATCGGACCGGGGGTTTTGTTCTACTCAGGCACGGTTTGCGCTGAGCAAGTTCTCAATTCAGGTGCCGCTCGCGGTACTCGACTCCGCGACGGCACCGCTTGCACCGTCGCCTCCGACAGCTGTCGCCACGACACTGTCGCCGCTGGGCGATCAAGGATTCGAGCAGTGCAGGTGTTACGGACATCAGTCCTCCTACGGGGAATCGATTCGTGGACGGCCGAGTAACCCGATTGCGGGGTCATAGCCGTATTCCAAAGTCGCTAAGTTGATTTCAGCCTCGGCGTTCTCCTCCGGCGTCTGGCAGTCAGGGCACAGATGCCCGACGATCTGGCCTCTTTCCACCGTCACGTTCCATGCGGTATCCGTTGCCGGGTTACGCAGACGGCGCCGGCATCGGCTGCACCGGATGATCTTGGCGCTCACCGATCGACCTCCACGATCTCGCCGTGATGGACACGGGTGTAGGCATCATCGACGTCATCGGCAAGGGCCGAGAACACCAGGTCTGCCAGTAGGCCGACTCCGACGACGACCCCGGCACCCGACACGGTGCAGACGCCGATATTGCGAAGAACAAACTCGAACACAGGACTTCTCCGATCACGGGAAGGTGTTAGGGAAGAACCCGCGCGCCCCCGCTTCCCTTCGGAAGGCGCGCGGGGGTCTATGGGGAGGCGAGCGCGGACAACCTGCCGCGGGCCCTCGGCGAGCGAGGCGAGATCCCCGACGGCAACCTGACCGGCGCTGCCGGCTCCTCGCCCTGGGCAGTGTCGAGATCCTGAGAACCGCCATCGCACATGCGATCCAAGAGGCGCTCAATGTCGTCGTCGGTGAACGCCCAACGGTTGCCGACCTTGCGTGCCGTTCGGTACCGGACGTAGTCGTACTTCCGGCCCGGGCGCAGGTTCTCCATCAAGGTTCGGCGGCAGATGAACTCGCGGCCGATATGGTTATCGACGACGTCGTCGAGCGAGTGCAGGGTCATGACAGCTGCTTCAGATCGTCGTCGGTCAGAAGCACCAATCCTGTGCTGTGTTCGTTGACGGGCAGACCCTCGGCTGCGAGCTGATCACGGAGGGCGATCTCCATCTGCGGGCGAACCCGTGGGGCGAACCGCCGCCGACCGCCATAAGTGCCACCGTCGTGCGCATAGAAGTACCTGCGCCCCTTGGCCGTCGGCTTCCGATGGTCGTGACCGTTGCGGACCTCGCCATCAGGCCGCACTCGGGTGTTGCGCTGGTCGATCAGGTACCCGTGGTTGTACAGGTGGTCTTCGAAGTCGGTCTTGCGGACCTCCGAGAAGTACTTCTTCCCGAAGGTGGTGGGATCGATGCCGTCGCCACCTTCGATCGCTGCGCGGTGCTTCTGCTCAGCGGCCAGGGTGGCCTCGGCCTTGGCGCGAGCTGCGTGCTCGGACTCTGCCCGCTCCTCGGCGTCGACGAGCTTGCGCGCGTACTCGAGGGGCGTCAGGGGTGCGACCTCCGACCGCTGGCGAGTCAGCTGCTCACGCATCGTGTAGAAGCCAGCGACGAGCCTCTTCTTGAACTGGCGCACGATGTCGCTGTTGCGCATGTAGGTCAGCAGGAGCGTCGCTTGCGCCTCGTTGAGGGTTGCGTATTCGGTCGCCTTGGCGAAACCACCCTGCGGCAGTGCGCGACCCTTCTGGATTTCAAATCCGATAGGGCCGAACTCCTCGAAGTCGGCAAGGTTGTTGCGGATGAGTTTGATGACCGAGGCGTGCTCAACCTCAGTGCCACTCGCCACGATGAGCGAGGTGGTGAACGGCTTTCCGGTGTCGTCGACGAGAACTAGATCGGCACTCATCAGGCGACCTCGTCCTTACCGTCGTCGACGCGTCGGCCGCGCCGAGGCTCGTACTGGGTATCGATGTCGTCCGCAGGAAAGCCTAGGGCGCTGGCGATCGCGACAAGCATCTCAACGCTTGCTCCACGGTGACCGTTCTCGATTGCTGAGATGGTGCCGCGCTCGACTGTCTTCGGGAACTGAAATTCTCGATTGATGTGGTCGCACACGTCCTGAAGGGTTTTTCCTCCAGCCTTGCGTGCCACCGCCAAAGGAACCATCGGGACGGGAAGTTTTGGTCGCTGGTCGTGGTAGCGCCTCGCTCCGGTTGCCATGAGAGAAACAATACAGCAAACATTGCTCTCTAGCGAGGTTTCTGCGGGCAAACTTTGCTGGACGTGCAGAAACACACCAATGTCGTTCTCCGGCCTGGTGACAGCCGTCTTGCGGTGTTTGCCGAACGGAACTGTTGTTTGCCAAACTTTTCGGGCACTGTTGGCAGCATGAACGATGTCTCGGACGAAGATTGGCTCCGCCTTGCCAATGAGGTGCGCTCACGCCGGTTGAGGCTTGGGCTTACACAGATCGAGGTCGCCAAACGTGGTGGTCCTTCAGATACGACGCTTTCGAAGATCGAGGCAGGCACATGGAGGCCTAAGCGTGCGGCCAACACGCTACGGAAAGTCGACCAGGGGCTCGGGTGGTCGGCTGGTAGTGCAACAGGTGTACTGGAGGGGGTCCAGCCAAAGACCTCCCTTCGCGAAATCCCCATCGCCATGCCCGCGGGAGGGGGCGCGCAGCAGGCTATTGCCGACGCCATTGAGCGATCAATCGCGCGGCGATCCAGGAACCCGGAACTCGAAGTTCAGCGGCAGCTCGACCTCCTGGAGGCCGTGCGGTCTGCGTGGGCGGCTGCTCAGCCTGCACGGGAATTAGGGTGTAGCGATCGTGAAATCGAGAACTTTACGATGGCCGGCTTCGGTCTGCTCATCAGTTCAGGGACGATCGGCATCATTGCGAGCGATAAGCAAGCTCTGTCGGACCTGATCCAGGACTTCGATCGCGCCACAAGCGGCAGACCACCTGCGGCCGAGCCTGACCCAGCGGCCGACGAAGTCGATGACACCAGCCAGTCCGACGTCGACCTTGCCGGCGGGCGGCGGCGCGGCGGTGGAGAGGACGAAATCCCACCCGGGTTCATCTCGGCGCAGGCTGATTCAACAGAGATCGAGGAGCGCTCTGCCCAAGAGGAGGAGGCGGGCCGGTGACCACCTCGTTGCCGTTCACTCGTGAGGGGGAGTTGTCACCGTCTCCTGACCCCTACAAGCTGACCGACACTGAGCTCTACGAAGTGTTCGTGGAACAGGCGCCACATTCGACGGTCCGCCGTCGCCTCCACACTGCACTCCGGCTACACCTGGACATCTTGTGTGACATCGCCGGGAGTGGCCCAGTACTTATCGGGGGAGGGTTCATCTCACACAAACCCACACCGCCAACCGACGTAGACTTGGTCTACTTGTGCCGAGACAGCGAGCACCTTGAGTCGGTCCTAACGCACCCCGACGCGCTGCAATTGTTGACACTCCAGAAGGGATATGTGCTGCATCCCGCAATGTTCGGGTTTGACCGCCTCCAACCTGTCGGTGGGAAGGTGGATGCTTTCCTTGCGACACCGGGTCGCTACGCGTACTGGCGAGGGCTGTGGTCCACGATCAAGGGGACGGGCCAGAACGGCATCCCGAAGCAGGATCGCGGATACGTGGAGGTGATGGTGTGAGCATCGAGGACCTGCGCAGCCTTCGAGATGAGGCCCTGACATCGGTTGCCGGTAGATCGCTCGCCGATCAGTATGAGCGCGGAGCAATCCTGCTCGGGTGGGAAGGACTAACCGGCGAACGTGGCGAGGCCGACGTCGATACACTCCGCGTAGAACTTCGCGGCGTCGCGCGCGCGGGTTCGTATGACGTAGGCCGCATATCCACCTCGCTCCAGAATGCAGTCGCGTACATCGGCAAGTACCAGAAGAACCGGTCCGTGTCTCCACAGTCGACGTTGACGCGCGCCGACCGTCGCCGGTTTGAGATTGTCCAGGAGGCCCAGTTCGGATCGAACCTGGTGTTTCGCGTGCCTGCGATCGACATAGAGCCCCGCGGCCTGGACGTCGGACGCCACGCAACCGTCGCCGGGTCGGCGCTCCGGGAGTTGATCGCCACACTTCCGGAGGCAGACGATGACGCGTGGTCGCCACTCGGCGTCATGGGCGCGCCGCCACTCGTTAGGCGGGCGGTGCATGATGTCAGCAAAGCGGTGGCAGACCTACCCGACGGCATCGCGCTACGCCTGATACCCGAAACCGGATCGGAAACCGAGGCCGCGCTGTCGCACGCCCGCGCCACGTTACTGCGCACAGAGCTCGACAATCGCGAGGATGTCATTGACGAAGAGCGCCACTCAGGCCTCTTGGATGGACTCCGGGGAACGCGACGGGTGTTTTACCTCGTCAAAGACGATGACCAAGAGATCGTCGGCGCCGTTGACGCAGCTATGGTGCAAGAGGTCGAGCAGTTCGAACACACGCGAGTCACTATGACCCTGGAAACAACGCAATGGGTCAAGAAGAACGGCAGACTCGGCGACAAGGCGTACCGACTTCTACGTGTCGAACCTGCCCAGGAGCAGGGCAAGTTCTACCCGGAATGAGGCGCTCGCTCGATCTTACGAAGCGTGAGTGATCTATCGGAAAGACCCGACGGGTGGGCGTGGGCAAGCACCTCAGGTTTAACGTGCATTCTGTCGCGTATTTGCTCGCTGTCGTCGTCGGTGAGTAGCCAGCGGCGGCCGTGGCGGATGCCAAGTCCTAGGAACTTGCCGTGGTGCAGTTGGGCTTTCACCCACTTCGGCTTCAGTGGCCACAATTCAGATTCGCACAGATCGTCCACGGGCCGGGCGAGATAGCGAGCGGTTTCAGCCATGACCAACTCTTACCAGGCTGGGATGTTGGATCTCAGCTGAGCACGTGACCTATCGCCGCCGCGGCCGCGCGCTTCGAAGACCGATCGAGGTGACCGTACGTTCCGACGGTGACGAGAATCGATTCATGACCTAGATGCTGCTGAATCACCGGTAGCGGTATCCCGGCAGCGATCATCCACGACGCGCAGGTGTGGCGCAGGTCGTGCGGAGAGCACGCGATCTTGTGCTTGAGTCTGGCTGCGTACCAACGCTTGTAGTACGCCTCGTAGGTAACCCGACTACCCACGGTGTTGACGAACAGCCATTGGTCCGCAGGGCGGTCGAGGTCGATCACGGCGAGTGCCCGATCCGGAATGTCCACAGTGCGGCGACCGGCCTTCGACTTGGGTCCGCCGAGCCGCGCCTCGCCGCGCTTCGCCTTCCATGCCCGCGATACCCGCGCCGTCTTCTGCCGAGGGTCGATGTCACCGACCCGGAGCGCGGTGGCCTCGCTGATCCGCATCCCGGTCGCCACCAACCACAGAGTGAGAGGGCGCCAGTGTGGCGTGATCGTGGAGTGGATGAGGTCGAACTCGGCGCGGGTGAGGAACACCGGCTCATCCTCGGGCGTCATGTCGGGGAGCTTGGTGCCTTCGCACGGGTTCTTCGGGATACGCTTCTCGCTGACTGCGCGAGCGAACACCGCGAACAGCCAACCGTGTTTGTTGGCGATTGTCTTGCCGCGATTCTTACGCTCGGTCTCGAGCCATTGCACCCATGCTGAGATGGTCGTGACCTCGACCGCGATCAGCGGCAAGTTCGCAAGCGGCCCGAGATCGTTGGCGATGTAGCGCCGGTACTGCGCGATGGTGCCTGGCTCGATTCCGGTCAGATGATCGACGTGATGCTTGGCTGCGTCGGTCACGGTGTAGGCGCCAGCGGACTCGGCCACGTCGCTTACGCCGGCAAGCTCGTACGCCTTCGCGGGCCCCCACTTCTCAACGTTGTGGCGGAACACCTCTGCCGCACCCAGAGCGTCGAAGGTCTGGATGACCTGCTTGCCGTCGGCTCGCCATCGGACCCGATAGGCGGTGGTGCCATCAGCGCGCGAACGCGCGTGAATTGACGCCTTCATGGCGCACTGATGACGGGTTGTGAGGGACGCATGAACCGCATTCTACCTGCGGCGGTACCCGAAAGTGGTTCCCCGCGATGGTCGGGAACCACTTTCGAGCGTCTACCTGCACTTTCGTGGCGGTGGCGGAGGGATTTGAACCCTCGGTACGGGGTTACCGCACACAGCATTTCGAGTGCTGCACCTTCGGCCGCTCGGACACGCCACCGCCGAAGACTGTACCGCAGGCCCGCGCCCGGCCTTAAATCGGCTGGTCAGGCGCGCGCAAGTCGCGGGTGTCAGATGCCCCTGAGCTTGTCCTTGATGTCGCCGACCTTGCCCTTGACGGCGTCAGCCGTGCCCGCGATCTTCTGCTTCCCCGGGCAACCGCCCGGTCATCCTTGCACTCGTTCATGAGGTCCGGGCCGTCGGTCAGCCTGCTTGTGGCGTCCTTCCCGCGTCCGTCGAGTTCTTCGGCCTTGTTCTTGGCGGCGCGTCGGTTCTTGGCGTCGCGTCGGTTCTTGGCGTCGTCGGTTCTTTGCGTCGTCGGTTCTTTGCGTCGTCGGTTCTTTGCGTCGTCGGTTCTTGGCGTCGTCGGAGAGCGCCAAGGGGCGTCTCCTCTGCCGGGTGCGCGCGCCTCGAGGCGATCGGACGATGCACCGACGCCTGGTCTCGGCGGGTCGTATGGAAGGGGGCTGCCCCGCCTTGTACCGATGCCGATCGGCAACCGGTGTCGTCAGTTGCCCAACTTGCCCCTCAGCTCGTCGAACTTCTCCTTGGCGGCGCCCAGCGCGCCCTGCACCTTCTCGTTTCCGGCGAGCTCACCGATCTTTTCCTTTGCGGTATCGAGGGCTTCGTTGATCTTGGGGTTCTCCGCGAGTTCGCCGATTTTGCCTTTCGCCGCGCCGAGGGCTTCGGCAACTTTGGGGTTGTCGGCGAGTTCACCAAGTTTTTCCTTGGCCGTACCGATGGCCTCGTTGACCTTGTCGCTTGCGTCGGCCAT